CTACTCTACAAAAGTTACTAAGATACACATTTACTACTGCCCCCCTCCGAAGAGGAAAGAAATATAAAGGGTTTGTCAATCAGTTTTCCGTTCTGACATACTTTGATATCCCAGGTATCTCTGGGGTGTACAGTTGTGAGGCTGTACCCTCACTAGAGCGGTCCGAGGCGTTAAACTCTTCTCATCACCGAGAACTTTTGGCTCAATCGGAAGATGCGTTACCGGTTTGTTTCATAGGTGAAACAAACAAAGACCATAGTAACTTAAGCTGTTACAGAGTTATCAAATTCAGTGACTAAAATGTCAACTGAACAAGAAATACCAAAAGTACCCGCAGTTCCAGCATTAACTGTAAGAACTCCAGGATTCAATGAAGTACATTGAATAATGAAGTTAGCAGTACCTGTGGATGATGCTGTAGCACCAGGAGTTGGGGCAATCTCAATGCCAACGGTATCGGCAACAAAATAATTCTTAACAACACCATTTGTCACGCTTAAAACAGGAGCCGTAAAGGCTGCAACTGTAGAAAGTTCCCAAATGATGGCAACAGAATATTGTTGTTGAGGTTGCGCATTCCAAGAAATAGTAGTCGCAGTAGTGGACAAAGCCAACTGTCCAGAATTAATAAACTGAACAGTTCCAAAAGGAGCTACAGAGAGAACACCAGTCTTGAAGACATGACCAGACAGTACATTGCCTCCAACGTCATTAGGTAAAATTGGTTTGAAAAACTCAACGCAATAAGAAACCCACAACTCTCCCAAATCTTGTAAAGGATTTGTTTGAGTTGCAAACTGGAAATTTCCAAGATCATACAGGCGCAAGTCTTGGTTAGACGGGACCGCACCAGATCGAATAAATTTCTCAGGAAGAATAGTTTGGTCAATAGCACATTCAATTCCATGTATCATATTCACAGTAGGCTTAACGGAGACTGCATATTCTGCATTTTCCATTTGTTGCTTAGTTGTGTAAATAACAGCATCAGAATTGTAATTAGTGGACATGACAACAACACCAGGAGCACCGTTAGTGACAAAGTCGGTAACAAGAGAACGAAACTCAAATACCACACCATGAAAACGATACTCTTGGTAATTGCCAGCAATACTTGATAACCATGGAAATGTCTGAGACATACCAGGGTTAAGCGGATAAGCAACGTTACTAAAACCACTAGTTCCCAATATATCACCCAAATATTCCCTATGACAAACAACATTTGTTTGTCTAGTAGAACTAAATTGAGGAATTTGAGAACCATTGGTTAGAACATTGTATTTTGGAGAAAAACCATTTAAACGGTAATCTCCAGATCCAAAAATACTACCAATACCAGATCCAAGCCATTTACCAACTCCGGCACCAAGGCCGGAGTTGCCAAACATACCTCCAATTGACTTGCCGGCTATTTGGCCAGCAGTAGCAAATGGAGTTGCTTTCTTTCTTGTTTTTGGTTTCTTATTACTAAGAATAAGTTGATTTAACCGGGTTTCTAGGGCTTTAACCTTAGCCCCCGGTTGGGCTGTTTTAGTTGATTTTCTTCTGGCCATGTATTGGTTACACCAAGCCATGGGTGGACTGAACATCTAACAAACTCCTTCAAGGAGGCTCCGTGCAGTCTCTTGGCATTTTGTTTAGCACTGAAATAACAGATTTGGGCGCTCATATTGTTAGACCCAATGGGGCAAATCCCTTGCTCCAAGGGGAAGGTTTTAATGGTTCACCTACAACCAATCAATTACGCGTGAATTCGCGCCTTTTATACGTGTATGGTCACGTGGTTAAGATCTACATGTCTACCCACCAGCCACTCTCAAAGAGTAAACTAGTGAATTGATCCAAGTTGGGATGATGACGCATCTCATAACAGAATTGTTCAAACCGCTCGCAGCACTGCTTGTAGTTAACAGGCTTACTACAGAGAATTCCTATCAATTGCTTATCACAGTTAACGGGATAACCAACGCCGTTCTCAAAGTACGTTGAGCAAAACTCAAAACGTTCTTTAGGGATCAAAGCGTACATATCAACCGTTTTACCGAGAGCAAGATACTTCTCTTGTGCGTTCGGAACAAATCTCTCTAAGGCGTCATCACCCATACAAACAATCCCAGGAACAACCCTGGGTGTAGTCTGATGGGCTATGATCCCATGATCCAATGCTCGCATAAACGAATTTGTAGATGATGTATTATACCATCCAGAAGGCATGATTCCAGGTTTTGTCTGTTGATACATAGTACCATCAGACAAGACCATGACTTTGCGAGCCATGCAGTAATAGTGTGCTCTCGCAACACGTTCCCACACGGTTCCAACGCCGCCATTTAAATCTATCCTTCTACGCAAATCCGCCATCAATTCCCACTCCTGCACTGACCAATCCCAACCTTTAACATCAGATTCGGCGATTGGCCCTTCAAGGGCCATATCGCTTACATTCTGAGTTAAAGTTGAAAGTCCACTATCATTCAAACCCATTCCGGGTTTAGAAGAGATAGACTCCCAATTGTTAATTTCAGTATTGTTTTGCAGAGAACACAAAAGCCTCGCTATAGTGTTGTCGACAAGTGAAGCAGAGAAAATCAATCTTACACGTCCTTCTACCAATTTCTTGATCTTATGCGGATCTCCTTTAACAAAGATCTTGAAGGCATCACACAGACCACGTTCCACCAAATCCTTAGGAGAGAGATTTTGGGTGGAATCAAAATCTCTCAACAGTGAGAGGCGCTCTAGCACCGATCCAACAACAATTCCTCCGAACTTGTCGAGGAGAGAATCGTTAAATCGTGCAAGCACTGAGAGAGGAAATCCTGGACTGGATTTCGGCTCCGTACATTTAGAGGCAACATAGAAAACGTCAATGCCCTCTTCCGTAAAAGGAGGCATTCCTGGATGGAATTGAGCCGCAAAGCCAGTTGGAACTCGCGAGATTGGCAGATTCGATTGTATATCTTTTCTGCCCTTCTCGACATCATCATAACTTGGACTTGTATCGACGAATCGGCTTGCTTGGAGAAACAAGCTTCTTCGTTCAGCGGCTGCATCCGACGGGGGGAAATTCCACTCTCCAAGACTAGGTCGTTGGAGGGTAGCTTTTCTACAACTTTCAGTAATCTTTCCACCAACCGTTCCAAACGATCGATTCGAGCATTTACCGACATATTGCAGTCCGACTCCTTCGGCATTAATTTCACCTTCTTCCCATTCATACTCTGCGAGTTGCTTGAGAAAGTCAAGGTGGGAGTCGCCTGTTGAAAATTTGAACTACCAAACTTTACTTTTGCAGGGACACCATCCACCTCATCTTTCTCTGAAACTCCATTATCAATTGGGGTTTCATGCTGAATTGGGTCGTCGGTTTTCTTTGCTGCGAGTTTCTTGCCTTTCCTCTTCTTGCTCTTCACAGGATGAGGCGTAGTTGGTAGACCGGTATGATCTGCTTCGGATCCGTTATCACAAACTTCTTCAAACCTTACAATCTGAACAGCTGGATTAACAATGATATCCGTTTCCCACTCATGAAGATGTAAACTATTATAATTTCCATCTCTACCAATAGTGGTAAACGTTTCATCAAAGTCATCCGACAATGTCCAATGCCCAGCTGAAGACACATTGTGTCTCTCCGTTGCCATCATTTTACCAAATCTACCAACAAAATCAATAGAATACTCGAAGTGCGCAGTCTTATATTTTACATTTCTACGATCTCCTTCGGGCAATTCTTCGACCAATTTCCAACCATTATCCGGAACATCACTCTCAAGCTCTCGACCATGGAAGAAAATTGTAGTACCAACATTACGTTCGCGTTCTTTCTGTCCACCAGAATGAACACCGACTACAACATCACCTCCAAATATGGGAGTTCCCGAAAAACCTTTCACCGTTGAACACAAATGTGTCATACGGTGATACGAATCACTACGAGAAAGACGTCCGTTACTAAATTGTAATTGACCATCAACGAATCCATAGACGCGTCCAAGAGCATTGTTCTTAAAAGCGCCTAGTTTCCGAGGTTTGACATTACCAAGTAAACTCCACACAGAATCAGGAACCTTTACAAGAATTACATCTAAATCCTCTTTTCCACTAAACAAAGCAACTTCCCAATTTTCAGCAGGAAGAGTCTTGCCCTCGTGTTCAAGAATACAAGATGTAGGATCATTGTAAACATGTTGCCACACATGTGCGGCAGTCATCAAGTATGTACCATTTCCGTATATTACTCGACAACCCATTCCAATCATTCCTCCCCCACTTCCTGGAACAACTCTAATCGACAAGAGTCCAGGTACATGGGTTTGGTTTGAAGGACAATCAATTTTAAAATAAATTGATTGTTTGATTCCCATTTCTAACTCACTAGGGAGAAGAGCGTTCTTCTTTCTTTGCTCAAGAAAATCTACTACAGTTGCCTCTAGCGTTTTCTCCTTCAAAGGAATTGGAACTACCACTTCTCCCACTAGACGCCACCTCTTCCAATAATCCATAGTACAGATTATTGAAAGCCACGACAAGAGCATGCGAACAGCCCTAACAGCCATAAACACACTCATCGTAAACATAATTCCAAAACAAAGAATCGGAAAATATGTAACGCCCAGCCCATACAAACTTCTAAACCAGTCAACTATAACTAGCTTAGCCATTGTGGGTATGGCCACAATGGACAAAAACATCACATTGAAATCGATAATTAAAATACCGTTTTCAAAGCGTATAATTTGGTGCAATTGCACAATCAAAGTATC